GACCTCAACATCCAGTTCGGAGATACCGTTTACGGAGCGAGCCTTGATGTTAAAAGGGGAGTTTTAAGGGTTGACCATGAAACGCTTTCATTAGCATCAATGGATTGGGGAACTACTTATACTGGACAAATGTATACCGCTGGTGTTTCTCGTTTTGCAAAGATTGTTGGTGAAAGTACAGATTATGCAAAAGATTTTAAATTAAATTGTTTCAATGCTGTTATAGGTAGTGATGTATTAACAAATATTGGTGATGCAATATTATTTTATCGGCACGGTTCTTATACTGGGTATAGATTGTTCATCAAATCACAATTTGAATCTACTTCGGCTGGCATTGATGCTTTCAAACAACAATTAACCGATTATGATGCAAAAATCTGTTATGAATTAGCAGATGAATACAAGACCGAAATCCAGCTCACGCCTCACCAAATCTCGCTTTTAGAGGGTGTAAACAACATCTCTGTCAGTGACGATTTTGCGACAATAACTTTAACCTACCGAAGCGGTGAAGTCGCTACGCTGGGTGATTTGAAAGATGCTATTGATAACTTGCCGAGTGGGGGAAGTAGTTCTCGCGATTATTCTACTACGGAACATGAAGTTGGAACGTGGATTGACGGCTCTAAGATTTATGAAAGGACATATGAAATTGAAGCCACGCAGTTGTCAAATCAAGGCACATCTTTGAATATAGATACATCGAGGATGCAATATATAATCTATGGGGCGGCGCATCGTACTACGGGAAATACAGGTACATCTGCTTTGATGATTAGAAAGCATACAAATAATACGTTAATGGTTTACGTTTGTGCCGGAACCACCTTTGACGATGTAAACTTAATTACGGTTCAGTACACCAAATCTACCACTTAAAAATCAACATTTTTTTCAGCCGTTTTTAGACTATAATCTATGCCGGGGGTTGGCTTGCCCTCCCTCGGTGTTTTATGGAATTGAGATTATAAGAAAAAATATTTGACTTTTTAAAAAATTTTTGTTATTCTATATATAGAAAATAAAAAAACATTTTTAATTCTTTTTTAACTCGCGGCGGGTCTTGCTTAATGGCGAGACCCACCAAAAATTTTTTTAGAATAAATATGCAAAAAATTTGCATTTTTAAAAATTTTTTGTTATAATATATATAGAAGATGAGGAAAGGAGAAAAAATAAAAATATATCATCTTCAATAAAAAATTTTTTAAATAATTGGACAAATTATTTAAAAGTAACAAAGCTAAAATTAATATTTAATTGAAAGGAGAAAACAAAGGAGTGAATTATCCAAATAACTTTCAAAAATCTAATGTGGTTTATGGAGTAAATTTGGCGGATGGACCAGAAAATGTCCGACAGATAGAGATGCAACCAAATACCACTGCAGTTTTTATTGATAGAACTTCACCAAATGTTGTATTCTATCTAAAAAGTGTTAATGAGTATGGGATGACGAAGACGTTAGCCGCATACGAAGCTAAAGAAATCACAGATAAAGTTTTTAATGTTAGTCCTTCTAATATGAATGATTACGTTAAAAAAGAAGATCTCAAGCTTATTCTAACAGAAACTTTAAACGAGATCTTAGGAGGTAGCAAGAATGAACCAATTAGTAAGCCAAGTGATGGGGCAGCAATTACGCAACAGTCCAATAGCACAAGCTTATCAAACGGTAAAAGCAGCCTCAAATACTGACGAAATGTTAAGATACCAATTATCTAAAATGCCTAACGGTAAAGAAGTTTTAGAAGCTATAGATAAATGTGGCGGGAACTATGAAGCCGCAGTAACTCAATGCTTAAACGATATTGGTATTAGTATGTCAGATTTAGCTAATATTATGAGCAATATTAGCATTTAATTTATTTAAAAAGCTTAAGCTTTAATATTTATAACCGGCTAATCAAACGCGTGGATTAGTCGCTACCCTAAAAAAATTACAGGAGGAAAAAGTTATGGAAAACAATGGATTGACCGCATCTGATATTGCTTTATTGGGCAATAATGGTGGCGGAATGAATGGCATGAGTGGCGCATTTTGGATCTTTGCATTACTTATTCTAGCTGGAGGCGGATTTGGTAATGGTTTTGGAGGAAACAATGGAAATACTAATGCTATTCAGGCTGATGTAAACAGAGGTTTTGATAATCAGAATTTACAGGCTCAGACAAGAGATATATTGAGTTCTGTTAATAGTGGAACAGCTCAGATTATTGCATCATCATCAGCAAATGCTTCCAATGCTATTAATGCAATTAAAGATGGTAACGCTAGTTTAATTAGAGAATTTGGTAACGTAGAAACTGCACTTACCGCACTTAGTGGACAACAGAGTCAGTGCTGTTGCGATATTAAACAGTTAATTTCTAATACTGGTGCAGAACTTAGCGCACAGATTGCAAATGCAAAATATGAAAGCGCTATGCAGCTTGCAGGTGTAGAACAGAGATTAGCTGCTAAAATGGATGCTAATACAATTCAGCAATTACGCGATCAGGTTAATGCTCTTCAGCTTAATCAGGCAGTAGCTGGTGTTGTTAGATACCCTATGGCAACAACTTATTCAAGTGGCTCTAATCCTTTTTGCAGCGGCGGATGTTGCAACTTTAATTAATTTAGCGAGGTAAGTATTATGAGTAAATCGGCTATCCAACTTATTAATAGTACTTCACAAGCAGTTATAGAAAATGGTACAATAAATATGGGATCTATTATTTATAGATTCGGACCTAATTTAACTGCTGGGAATGGTTCATTAATTATTGCAGGTGCTGGGTATTATAGCGTAAATGTTTCTGCTACAATTTTACCTAGTGCGGCAGGCCAGGTCACTATGGAATTATACCAGAATGGTAATCCAATAAAAGGGGCTATCGTATCAGAAAATGCAGCCTCGACTACAGTGCCTATCACTTTAACATTACCGCCTATAATGGTGAAGATAAACTATAATGGTAATTGTCCTTGTGATAGTTTGCCAGAGAATATAACTTTGGTATTGACTACTGGAGCTGGTACAGTTTCAAGTGTTGTAACTCAGGCAAGTAAGTATTAATTAAAAAGTTTAATATATATAAAACAGGCAAACCCCTTATAGTTAATCACTATAAGGGGTCTTTTTTTATGCTTGAAGTGAAAGGAGAAAAATATGAAAAAGATAAGAGAATTAGCAGAGCGTATTCAAGAAGAACTTAATGATGCTCAGTATTATATAGAGGAATGTATTGAAAGTAGAGTTATGGGCGAAACGTCTATAGCTTCTAAATATAAAGAAATGGCAAGTGATGAACTTAAGCATGCTGGATATTTACACGATATGGTTGTAGAGGAAATAAAGAAGGCTCAAGGCGCTGGGGTAACGCCGCCCGCTTCAATGATGGAAAAGTGGAATACAGAACATAAATTATATATAGAGAAAGTCGCTTGGTTAAAACAGATGCTTAATTTGTGATTTCATTTGACATTCTAAAAAATTTTTTGTATAATATAATTAGAAAGAATTAAAAAGGAGGTTTGTAAGAAGTATGGCAGATAATGTTATTCCCTTAATTAATGATTATGATTTTTCAACTTTTACAGATGAAGAATTATCTAGGGAAATAGAGATAACACAAGCTATTTTAGACCAAGTTGTCCGCATGATAGCTGAGAATAATAGACAGATTGACTTATCAGATGATGTAAATGGTAGAACAAGGCTTGTAGCTATTTTAACAGCCGAGCAAGGTTTTAAAACTGATAAATTAACAGCTTTAACAGAAGAAAGGGATAGAAGAAATGAGTGAAAAGAAATCATTAGTTAATGGTACTGCTTCTTACTCTCGTACAGATAAAATTAGAATCTTGACTATTGTTATAGAGCAGATGAAATATATGATAAAAGAAAATGAGAGACAAATTGCTCTTGGTGATAATGTAGAAAATAGAGAAAGGCTTATTACTATATTAGAAGATGAAATTCGCAAAAACAATTTAAAGATTAATAAAATAATGCGCGGAGAGGAATTGGCGCTTACATATTTCCAGCGTTGGAGTGACGAGGACGATATATAATTTTTAGAGATAAAAGGAGAATAAGAATGAATATACTTAATACTAAAGCTAAGCTATTGACTGTTGGAATTCCAGCTTATAAAGCTGAAGATCATATTAGAGATTGTATTTCTTCTATTATGATCCAAACAGTTCGTGATAATGTAACAGTAATTATAGCTAAAGATAATCCAACAGATGATTATGAATTTTTAAAGACAGAGTATCCAAAACTTGATATTCAGATATTAGACTGTGAAAAGAACACAGGTCCTGGATTAGCAAGACAGAGATGCTTAGATGCGGCTACAACAGACTGGATTACATTCATTGACGCAGATGATGTTTTTCTTACACCATTTGCTTTTGAATCATTTTTTTCTGGAGTAGTTAAGCCTGAGATTATCGAGGTTCAGGCGCCGTTTTGTCAAGAAATTCAAAATCATCCAAAGAATCAGAGAATGATACCTAGGAATGATGTTGGACATCCTTGGGTATTTGGTAGAATGTATAATGTTAATTTTTTAAAGAAGAATGGAATTGGATTCACTCAGCTTCGCGCAATGGAAGATGGGGAATTAAATTGGAAGATTCGAATGACTATTGAAGGATCTCCGCTAATGATAAATGTTATTAATGATCCGGTTTATCTTTGGAGAACTGGTTCAGAACATTCAATTACTAGAATAGGTCAGGATGAGAACGGGATCCCGCAGTATAATTTTGATTTATGTCAGTGGGGTGCAACAGTAGCTTCTATAAATGCTATTAAGTTCTGTAGAAAGAAGAATCCTTTTAATGGATCAATAACTAGGTTTACCGCAGAAATGATGGTAGGTCAATATTTTACTTATATCGAATGTCTTGAAAGAAAGCCTGTTTTTGCAGAACAAAACTTCTTTAATGCAAAAAAATTCTATAATGAATGTTATAAAGATATAGCAAATCAAATTGATGACGAAATTCTGAAAGGTATGTATACAATGCAACTTGCGGGAAAAGCTCAAAATCTTATAAATGTAATCCCTAAAATTACATTCTTCGAATTCATGGATAAAATTAAGTCAGAACCATATGGCGGCGATGAAGAGTTTGTGGCGATTCGAAGCAAGCTTCCGCAAGAAATATTAGACAACGATGCGAAGTGCGGAGTTGCTAATGCTGATTGCATTATTGAGTAAAAATTTTTGGGGTTATGGAAACATAACCCCATATTTTTTATTTGACTTTATAAAAATTTTATGATATACTAAAATAAAGAAATAAGAAAGGAGATTAAAAATGTCTGATGATTACGATAATGATGAATACTATCTGCCAGATGAAGAAGAACCATTAGAAGAAAAAATGGAGATAGTAGAGTTGGAAAATGAAAAAGAAAATCCAATTCGCGCAGAAAAGACGCTGCAAGCAAGAGTAGATAAAGTAAAAGACAAACCAAAGATTGCTCTTGATTATACTCTTGAGACAGCAGAAGAACGTAATGAATTAGTAAAGAAAATTATCGCATCAGCTACTCCCGAACAATTAACACCTTATTATTTAGATATTTTAGGAACATACATAGTATTGGCTATGGATCCTAAAGAAAAGAAGAGCAAAATGATTCAAACACCAAATCATTTAAAAGGAACTGTATATGTAAGAGAAACATCTTTTCAAGGTCTTGCAAGTAGTTTTGAGCAAGGAGAAGATGGATTATATAACCTAATAACAGACTTTGATAAAAATATTATTTTAACTCCAAAAGATCCAATAACACAGAAGGATATTGATGAGATTCCAGAATTAAAAGAATACATGGAAGAAATAGCAAGATTAGAAGAGCATTTTAAGAAAGCAAGAGGTAAGAAAAAGTATTTAATTAAAAAATGGATTATAGAAATGCACCAAGATAAATATTTAATAAGAGCTTCTCATAGACCTACTGTTAAATCAACACATTTAACAAAAATAACAAGTGGACATCTAAATCTAGATGAAGAAGTAAGTGTTAATGAAAAAGGGGATGTAGTTGTAAAGGGATTAATATCCTGTTGTAGTGCGCAACATGTAGCTACACTTTTGAGCAACTATTCTAAATTACGAGAAGAATGTTGGGGTAAATTAAATGATGATCTATATTATCAAATGGAGCATTTGGATGATTTAATTGACCAAGTATTTGTTGGAGAAGAAAACAGATTCTTATTAGATATAATTATTTGGAAAATTGATGGCGTAAAGAATGAAGTAATAAGAGATAATTTAATAAAAATTCATGGAATAACATATAGTGAAGAATATATTTCTTCATTATGGAAGAATAAAATTCCAAAAATGATAGCAGAACAGTGTCAACAAAATTATCTTGAATGGTATTATACTGTAAAAGAAAAGGGTAAATGGAAGAAATGTTCTTGTTGCGGGAACATAAAGCTAGCTAATCATCACTTCTTCTCTAAGAATAGTACAAGTAAAGATGGATTTTATTCTATTTGTAAAGTATGTAGAAGTAAAAAATATAAAGAAAAGAAGGACAAAATTTTAAAGTCTTAATAAAGAAATTTTTACTTAATATACAATATAGGGAGAAGAAAGGAAAATAATATGGCAGATATTCTATGTATAAAATGTGGTAAGGTTCTGCAAGATAAACAATTTTATAAAAATAGAGCCGGTAAACCAATAGATATATGTAAGAAATGCCTAACTTTGCATGTTGATGTTACAAGACCTGAAACATATATGTGGATTCTTGAAAAACTAGATGTTATCTATCTTGAAGAAGAATTTAATATAACAATAAATAAAGATTATGCAAAGAAAGGTGCAGATAATTTTAATCATGCTGCGGCTTTAGGCAAGTATTTAGCTAAAATGAAACTTAATCCATGGAATCAATATGGCTTTAAGGATTCAGAAAAAATTAAGCAAGAACGTGAAGCTAAAAAAGAAGAAATAAAACAGCAAGAAGAGGCTTTTAGTAATAATTTACTAGAGCAATTTCAGAATGGACAGATTTCTGAATATGAATATAAAACTTTAACTACTGTAGCTCAGCAAGAGTCTGAAAGAGATCATTTTGCCGCAGATCCTAAAATAGCAATGGAGAAGGACAAGAAAAATGCGGCAAAGCCTAATGGGAGCGGAGATGTTAGCTTTTATGACGAAGAACAGTTTATCTCTGAGGAGGAATTACCCGATCCCGCAGAAGAATTAACTAAAGAAGATAAGGTTTATTTAGCAATGAAGTGGGGGCGCCTATACAAGCCCGCAGAGTGGATTGATCTTGAAGCAACATATGACGAATATTCAGATAGTTTTACTGTTGATGATCCAGATACAGAAAAAGCATTGATTATGATTTGTAAGACTATATTAAAGATGAATCAATGTATTGATGCTGGTGATATTGAAACTTATCAAAAGCTTAGTAGAGTTTATGATGCGATGCGTAAATCTACTAAGTTTACTGCGGTTCAGAATAAAGAAGATAAAAATGATGCAATAACTAGTATTGGTGAACTTATAGTTATGTGTGAACAAAATGGTTTTGTTCCTCAATTTGCTACTGACATACCACAAGATAAGGTAGATTATACCTTAAAAGATATGAATAATTACATCAATAAACTTGTAACACATGATTTAGGTTTTGGTGATCAGATTGAAAATGCCATTAAGATGCTTAAACTTCGTGCAGAAGAAGAAGAACGTGCAAATATTGAGGAAGATAAAGAAATTGAAAGTCTTGGAGATAAGGATATTACAGAATATTTTGATGAACTTGAAACTCAAAGATTAGTAGATATAGAAAGAGAGCAAGTCGAAGAGCCAGAAGAACTCGATGAGGAGGATCAACCATATGGCTTTATCTGATATTTTAAAAACAAAAAAGCAAGAAGCCAAACCAGATAATCTTATGTCTTTATCTGGTCTTTTGGCATTAAAAAGGAATCCTCGGAATGTTAAACAAGGAATTACTCTTGAAAGAATAGAAGCGGTTAAGCCTGTTTTAAGACAATATATTAGTTTTTGGCGGGCTTATCCCGATATTTTTATAGAGAAGGTTTTAGTTAGAGATAACCCTGAAAAGTTTAGTTTATTCTTTTATCAAAGATTAATGTTGCGTGCTATCATGCGACATAAGTATGTATATTGTACTTTTCCTCGTGCTATGGGTAAATCTTTTATGGCGGTTTTAGTATTAATGCTAAGATGTATTTTATATCCTAGATCACATATCTTTGTTAGTACTGGTGGCAAGGATCAGGCAGCTAGTATTACATTAGAAAAAGCTGAGGAATTAAGAAGATTAATTCCAGGATTAAATTATGAACTTGATGTATCAAGAGGTAAAACAAAAACAAGTAAGGCGGATCTTGTTTACCAATTTAAGAGTGGTAGTACATTGGATATTCTTGCGGCGTCCCAAAGGAGCCGTGGTGCTCGTCGTACTGGAGGACTTATCGAGGAGTGTATTCTTATTGACGAGGATATCCTTAATGAAGTTCTAATCCCTACTCTGAATATTAATAGACGTTTGTCAGATGGATCCAGAGATGAAAACGAACCCGCAAACAAAGCTTTGACTTATGTTACGACAGCTGGATGGAAAAATTCATTTGCATATAATAAATGTATCGAGATCCTGGTTCAACAAATTACAGAGCCAGGTAAAGCATTTTGTATGGGTGGTAGTTGGCGAATTCCTGTTATGGAAAAGCTTATTAGTAAGAATTTCGTACAAGAACTTAGATTGTCAGGTACATACAACGATGCATCATTTGCGCGAGAGTATAAGATATCTGATTTGTACTCTTTAAATTATCGAGAACTGCTGGAACCCTTTAGAGCTGCTTAAACTACAACATAAGTTTGAAAGATAACTAAATGTGAATGTTATAAAAATTAAGTAGATTAGGGAATCAGCAACCGAGCCTCGAATAGAGGAAGGCTCAACGACTAAGAAGCGTCAGTGCGACGCTCTGTTCGATACAGTATAATATAAAAGGAGAGTTGTTATTATGAAACAAATTATTATTGATAATATCAGTACCTCATATTTTATCACAGAAGATGGAAAATGTTATAATGAAAAAACAGGTAAATATTTAAAAGGACAAGAAAATTATAAGAATCATTATTTTTCTTATAATTTAACTATGCCCGATGGTAAAAAAAAGAGATGCTATGCACATAGGTTGGTTGCACAAGCATATATACCTAATCCCGAAAATAAAGAACAAGTAAATCATATTGATGGTAATGTTTTAAATAATAATGTTGAAAATTTAGAATGGTGCAATGCTAAAGAAAATCAAAAACATGCTTTAGAACATGAATTAAGAAGTTTTAATCATATTTATTGTTTTAACAAAGATAAACAATGTGTAGCTGAATATAAAAATGTTGCAGAAGCAGCTAAAGCAGTTGGTTTATCAATATCTATTATTATGCAAGAAGTAAATAAAGAAATTAAAACATTAAGTGGTGGTTTTTATTGGTCAAAAGAAAAAGAATTAAAGCAAACAAAAGACTATCAAAATTTAGGAAAAGCAAAAATAGTTTATCAATATGATTTAAATGGTAAATTTATTAATTCATATAGTTCTGGTGGAGAAGCTGCTAGAAGTATAGGAGCTTATTCGGGATCTCATATAACAGAATGTTGTCGTGGTAAAATTAAGTCATATAAAGGTTTTATATGGCGTTATGCTGAAGATATAGTCTCACCTTCTAGTGAAAACTAGAGAGATGTTAGCAAAACATCGTAAGATTAAATGGAATCAGAATGGGCTGGAGACGTGGAGTCCGCATTCTTTAGCTTATCTGCTTTTGATAAGCATAGAGTTATCTTACAGCCAGAATATGAATTTAGTGGTAGATCTGCGAAAGATGCCTACTATGTACTTGGAGTTGATGTTGGTCTATTGTCTGACCAGACAGAGGTTGTGGTGATTAAGGTCACCCCGCACCAGAAATCATCAATTAAGTCTGTTGTTAATATTTATAGTTTTGCAGGCGATGATTTTGAACTTCAAGCAATTAATATAAAAAGATTATTCTATAAATATAAAGCAAAAATAGCTGTTATCGATGGTAATGGTCTTGGTGTTGGACTATTGGAATTTATGACCAAAAGTCAAGTAGATCCAGAGACAGGAGAAACTTATCTTCCTTTTGGTGTAGCTAATGATGAAAAAGGACAATATAAAAATGTTAAGAATGACCTACATGAGCCAGATGCTATTTATAATATGAAAGCTAATGCACCAATTAACACAGAAGCTCATACATATGTTCAATCACAAATGGCTAATGGAAAATTAAAATTTTTGATTGATGAAGTCCAAGCTAAAACAAAGCTTATGGCTACTAAAATGGGAAGTAATATGACTGTCGATCAAAGAGCAGAATATTTGAAACCTTTTACTTTAACATCTGTATTAAGAGAACAAATGGCAAATTTAGTGCAACAAAATGAAGGTATTAATATTATCCTAAAGCAAGAGAATAGAAAAATTAAAAAAGATAAATATAGTGCTTTAGCTTATGGATTATATTATATCAAACAAGAAGATGAGAAACTAAATAAGAAGCGTAAGGGAAGTATAGCTGACTTTTGTTTCTTTAGTTCAAAAAATTAAGGACAAAAATATTTAATATGAAAAGAAGATTTTTGATATACTATGAAATTAAAGTAAGGAGAGTGAGCGAAAATTAGAGCGAGTCGTGGAGAAATAAAGATAGAAGAAATTTTAACATTTGCTGGTCTTGATTTTAAAACTGAATATGAATTTCCGGGATTAACTAGCGCTAAAGGCAATCCACTTCGCTTTGATTTTGCAGTGTTTGATGATGCCGGAGATTTAGATTTTTTAATTGAATTCAATGGTAAGCAACATTATGAAGCTATTAATCACTTTGGCGGAATTGCTGGATTACGCGAGCAACAGTTCAATGATATGAAAAAAAGAGAATACTGTAAGAAGCATGGAATTACTTTAGTGGTTATCCCTTATACAGATGAAAGTCGCATGAATTATGATTATATAATGAAGCGCGCAGGATATTAAAATAAAGTGAGGTATTCAAATGAATAATAGAAGAGAAATAGAACAGCGTCTAGATAGATTTAAAATACTGAATGAATCTAGACAGTTAGCATTATCTTCTGACCAAGCTGGACCTGAAGTCGATTTCTCTCAAATTAGAGTGGGCGCACATAAATTGTCAGATGCTTCTTTAGAGATAAGTCAGTATGAAAAGGCTAGCAGAGAATTAGGTAAGAAAGAGAATGTTTTAAAAGCTATTGCTGAGTTAAACTATGAGAAAATGAGAGAAATTTCTAATTTCTTTTATCGAGTAAGTGGTATCTATAAAAGATTGATAGATTATATGGCAGGATTATATAGATACGATTGGTTTGCAACTCCTTGTTGTGAAGAAGGTGCAAAAGCAGAAAAAATTAAAACAGATTTCTTTAAAATATTAAGATATTTAGACAATTCTGATATTAAACAGTTTTGTATTGAAACTTGTAAAGAAGTTTTATTAAATGGTGTTTATTATGGTTATATTTCTGATACAACAGATAAAGTTGTTATTCAGAAATTGCCTATTCATTTTTGTAGATTAACACAATTTAGAAGTGATAATAAATCTGTTATAGAATTTGATTTAAAGTTTTTTGATAATTATAATAGAAATAAAGATCTTTTAGATAGGGTTTTAGATGCTTTCCCGCCAGAATTTAGAAAGAATTATAACTTATATCATTCAAAGAGTGGCAATAAATTACCTAAAGATTCAACAGGTGTTTCAAGTAGTTGGTTTTCTATGAACCCTAAAAACACGGTGCGTTTTACCATGGGTAATGGAGCTTGGCCTCCTTTTATTGCTACGATTCCAGTTATAATTGATTTAGGTGTAGCTAAAGAAATTGATTTAAAGAGAATGCAGCAGTTATTACTTAAACTTATTATTCAGCATTTACCTTTAAATAAGAATGGTGATTTACTATTTAGTATTGAAGAATCAAGAGAAATACATAACAATGCAGTTAGTATGCTTGCAAAGGCTATCGGAGTGGATGTTTTAACATCGGTTGCTGACGTTTCAGTGGAAACCCTTATGGATCAACGAACCTCCACTGGCGCAGATGAACTTGAAAAAATTGAGCGTGGCGTATTTAATGAAATGGGTACTGCTCAACAATTATTTAATGCAAGTAATAGTGTTGCTCTTGATAAATCTATTATAAATGATGAATCTTCATTAATTGATTTTGTTCTTCAAATACAGAAGTTTTATAATGATATTTTAGATTTAAACTTTAATAAGAGTTCAAAGAAAGTTTATTATAGATTTGATTTCTTAATGACAACTGGATATAATTATAAAGAATTATCTAAGATGTATAAAGAGCAGATGCAACTTGGTCATGGTAAGTTATTATCACAGATTGCTCTTGGTCAACCTCAAAGTCTTATTTTATATACTCTTAAATTTGAAAATGAAATATTACATCTTGGTGATTTATTACAGCCACCTCAGATGTCTTCAACAGTGAGTGGAAAAGATAAGAATGCGGGAGGCAGTGGCGCAAAAGGGTCTGGTAATGTAGGAGGTAATGCACCTCAATCAGATAAACAAGGCAGACCTACAAATGAAGAAAAGGGTGAACCTACTTCCGAAAAAACGGTTGCTAATAGAGAGAGTCAAGGTAACTCTTAAAAAAATTTTTAAAAAAATTCGGACAAATCATTTTAATGATTATAAGTTAGAATTGAAAATATAATAGAAATTAAAAAGATAAGGAGAAAGCTTATGCACAAATCAGTTGCGACTATTGATGCACCTGAATTTATAAATCTCCAAACTAGTGATATTTCACCTTTTATTAAACAGGGTGAAGTAAAAGTTTTATACACTGGTAAGAACAGAAATGGATCATACATATCAAAGGACACTGCGGAGCGTATAGGTAAGACGCTCCGTGGGGCTCCGATTGTTGGATTTTATAAAGATGATGTTGGAGATTTTAGAGATCACGGTGAAAAAGTAACTTGGGATTGTGATGATTTCAAGTTCGAATGTATGACTAAACCTTATGGTTTTGTTCCACTTGATGCTAAAGTTTGGTTCCAGAAATTTACCGATACTAATGAATTTGGAGAACAGGTTGAAAGAGAATACTTAATGACCACTTGTTACTTATGGGCAGGACAGTATGAAGAAGCTAACCTTCCTTTTGAAGGTGAAGGCAGACCTCATTCAATGGAATTGGATGACGAAACATTAGATGGTCACTGGACAACTGATGAAAAAGGTATTGAATTTTTTATTATAAATGATGCTAACATTACTAAACTGTGCATATTAGGACTTGATGTAGAACCTTGCTTTGAAGGAAGTTCTGTAACAGCTCCTAATATATCTACTTCATTTACAAAAGATTCTAAGAGTTTTATCGAGGAACTCAGAGAAATGGTTAAACAAGTAGAATTTGCTAAAAAAGGAGGATCTATAATGCAGAAAAATGAAAAGCAGAATGTAGCAGAAGATCCTAAATTCAATCTTCCACCTATCCAGTTTGATGGTGAAGGTGGCGAAAGCAGCGCTGGAAGTGGTGAAGGTGGTGCTGAAGGTTCTGGAACTGAGGGAACTGGAAGTGGCACTGAAGGAACTGGAACTGAAGGTACTGGTGCTGAAAGTGGTTCTGGGACAGGTACTGAAGGTGGTTCTACCAGTGGTGAAGGTGCTGGAAACGGAGAAGCTCAAGGCACTGGAAATGGAGAACCTCAAGGTACTGAAGAGACTAATGATCCAGTAACTGACATTACTGCAATAGCAGCAAGCGCAACTGCAGGAACTATTGAAGGCGATGTGGCTCAGGTCGAAGGACAGGCTATTACAAATGAAACCACAGCAGACACAGAGGAAGCTAAGGGCGCAGTTGCTGAAGCAGAAGTAGCTCTTGCAGCAGCAGAAGCATCTGGTGATGCTGAAGCTATAGCTGAAGCTGAAGCAGCATTAGCAACAGCTGAAGCAGCTCTAGAAGCTCAGGAAGTAGTTCAGGCTGCAGTAGAGGAACAGCAAGAAATTATTGATGCCGTAGCTAGTGATGTTCAGGGTTCTGACGCAGCTGGTTCTGGTAATGTAGTTCCTAAAGAACAATTTACTGCTTTACAGAATCAGTACAATGAACTTCTCGCAGAAGTTGAAAGTTTGAGAGAATATAAGCTAAAGATTGAAAATAAGGAAAAAGATGCTATTTTAGCTAAGTTTTCTATGCTTCCCGCAGAAATACTTAAGGAAGCTTCAGATAACAAAGTAAAGTATTCAGTAAAAGAATTTGAAAATTACTTAAAGGTACTTTATTTTGATAATAACGTTCAAATATTTACAGAAAAAGAAGTTAAAGTAGAGCCTGTGACTACTTTTAACTTGGATGATTGCGAATCTGATGGGCTTCCCGCATGGCTCAAAGATGTAAAAGCAACACAAGAAAGACTGAATAATTAATAGGAGGAATGAACAGAGATGGCTAATCTAACAAGAAAAGGTTATGGTCAGGTTGAACCTAACCACTTATCTGGACAAGCTACAAAAGAGATTTATGCTCAGCTTCCTGCAGTGAATACTATTACTCAGCTTGAGAATGGTCAGTTTGCAAAATATGATTATGCTAATGGTAATGTAAATACAGCTGCAGCTACTGATGGCGAGTATATGCTTGTTTTAAATGAAGTTAAGTTATACGATGATCCATGGAGAGAGTCATATAAAGATTTCTGTCTGAAAACTTCTCAGTTTACAGATGGTAAGATTTATCCTAGACTTTATGCTACCAAAGTTGGTGACATTATTACTACTAACTGTTTTGCATCAGCAGCAAGCTCAGGTGATGCAACAGTAGATTTAGGCGTTGCAGATAACGCTGATGTAACTGCTGGTATTTATTTTGCAGTTAATGCAAATGGATTCCTTGAGAAGCAGGTTTCAAAGCCTGTATCAGGAATGGTTTGGAAAGCTGTAAAGATTTATACTATGCCTGACACAACACAGCCTGGTATTAAGATCCAGAGAATTCAGTAATAGGAGGAAAATAGAATGGAATTTACAAATCTTGTAAAATTAGGAAAAGTCCTAGCTAAAGCAAATCCTTCTGCTCCTACTGCTTATAGTTTCGGTAATGAAAGCTTTTCATATGAAGCTTTAAGCGAAACTTTCAGAGCTGGTCTTACAGATCTAGTAGGCGATGGCAGAGATTTTTATAAGTGGAATGAAAATAAGAATAAGTGCTTCCAGTTAATGGCTGAAATCATTACTGATGTACTTCCTAAGAGAGTTATTGAGCAGTATGGTTCTTTCGCAGAGACCAAGGTATATGCTCAGGGTGACAAGCCTATCTTCTATCAGAAGGTTACAGTTGCTTCAAAGCGTAGAGCTAAGCAGTTTGTAACAAGAGTAGGTCTTGATGGTATTTACGAAGTATTCAAACTTGATGGAAAGAAATTAGAAGTTCCTACAAGCGCTTACGGTGCTGCTGTACAGGTAACACTTGAAGAAATGCTTGATGGTAGAATGAATCTTCAGGAATTCCTTGACATCATTATGGAAGGTCTTAGCGATTGCGTATACGCAGAAATCGAAAAGGCTCTTATTGCATCAATTAGTCAGTTAGGTGCAAAGAATAAGTACACTTCTTTAACAGGTTTTGAAGAGGATAAACTTGATGCACTTCTTCAGGTTGCAGATTCTTACGGTGGTGGAAAGGCTCCTATTTACTGTACATTTGAGTTCGCAGCTAAGATGTTACCTGCAACTGGTTGGGTATCAAATGAAATGAAGAACACTAGATGGACTAATGGATACCTTGGTAGCTACAAGGGACACTCAGTTATTTTACTTGAGCAGTCATTTACTGATGAAACTGCTACAGAAAAGGTAATTGATCCTAAGTATGTTTGGATTATCCCAGGTGGAGCTGATAAGCCCGTTAAGTTAGCATTTGAAGGACAGGCTATTGTAAATGATTTCGAGAATAAGGATCTTTCAAGAGAAATCCATATTTACGAAAAGTTCGGTGCTGCAGCTATGGTTCAGAACAATATCTGCGTATACATCGACAATACACTTTCAAAGAGTAACTAATTTAGTTTAATTTAAGGGGCAATTAATTTATTTAATTGCCCCTATTTTTTTAAAGAGAAAAAAGGAGATTAAAAATTATGATAGATGATAAAACAGTTGTTGAATTAACCAACAGAGATAATGGTCGGATAGGTTATACAATAGAAGATTTAAGAATAAGTAGAACTTTCTTACCCAATGAAACAAAGAAAGTTACCGCAGAAGAAATTAGAAAATTATCTTATATGCCAGCTGGAATGAAAGCTCTTAAGGATACTTTTATTATTGGCAATAAAGAATTAATAGATGAAATTTTACATAATGTTGAACCGGAGTATTACTATACTGAAAAAGAAATTAATAGATTAGTACAGGAAGGTTCAATAGATGAATTCTTAGATGCACTTGATTTTGCACCTGAGAGTGTAGTAGATATGTTAAAAGATGCTTGCGTTAAACTTGAAGTTACTGACGTGCGCAAGCGTGAAGCAATTAAGAAAAAGACTGGACTTGATGTTACAAAAGCAATCGAGTGGGAACGTGAAGCTAACAAAATAGAAGAGGCGGTAGAGGAAGCTCCAAAGCGCCGAGTAGTTACCGCTCCCGCAGAAAAAGCTGGAACAAGGAGAGTCGTTAAAAAGTAAAGGAGGGAGAGATTATGACACATTTAGATAAAATATATGATGATTTTTTATCTAGAATAACTGACGATATGTATATGGAAATCACTCCCGAACAAACCAGAAGTATGCTATTTAAATTATTAAGGCAAGCTATACCATGGTTTGAATTTCCAAGATGTTCTCTTGAAATAGTTGAAATTGTTGTAGATCCAGATGCAGAAACTCTGGAATATATTAAAGTAATCGAAGGCGATTTAACAAAAGAAGAAATTGGAATTATTAGCACATATATGGTAGTTGCTTGGCTAGGTCAACAGTTAGCAAATATAGATTTAGTTAGACAACATTATACCGGTGCTGATTTTAAACTTACTTCTCAGGCTTCTCATCTTCAAAGAGTTAGTAAGTTAAAAAAAGACTATGAAGATCAGGGATTTCATTTACAAAGATTGTATTCACGTAGAAAGAAAGATGATGATGGAATAATGCAGTCTACAATGGGATCAATTATGGAATCTTCGACAGGAGGTTTTCATGGTATTGAAATATGGCGTAGAGACTGATAATAAAATCATTCAGAATGAAATAAAAAAATTAATTAATCAAATCTATAAGTTACTTCCTAGTTGGGAAGAAAATATAGATTGGAAAAAACCTTTAGAAACTATTATCGAAGAACTGGCGGGAATGGATAGGTTGTTAGCCGATCAACATAATATCTTCTTCCCAGTTCTTAGTAAATTAGAAGGTCTATTTATTTGTCAACCAGACCAATTTCATTTGTTCCGTAGAACAATTTTTGAAATACTGGGGCTTATGAGTAGTTTGCGGGATAGCTTTAATGATTGAAGATGATTTATCTATAAGACTTAATTATCACGGCGGATCGGTCAGACAAGATAGAATGGTGCGAGATAAACTTTGGAGTTTAAAGAGTGCAATGCGGTCATCCTACCATAGGGCAACCGCAATTCTATCTGATGGCTGTGAATTTAATTGTTTATTAAATCCAAGTAAGTTAAATGCTGATGTGGATTATAAAGAAATATCAATTCCTTTTAAAGATGTTTGTTTAAATATGCCAATAATGGGTAAAGCTTCTGAAAATGAAATGGATATTCCATTAAAATGTGGAGATATTTTTACATGGAAAGAAACTTGTACAGATTGGCTTGTTTATGTGCAACGTATTGATGAGATAGCTTATTTTAGAGCAGGATGTTATAAGTGTAATATTGAAGTTGAATTTAATGGTTATACTCAAAAAGGTCATATTATAGGACCAGGTCAACGGTTACAAGACTGGCGATATGCGCGTGATACAATGTGGTTAAATATTAATTATGATGCAGTTTTGCTATTGCCAAAAACACCAGAGGTATTAGAGTATCTTAAAAGATTTGATAAAGTAAAGACCGCAGAAGATCAACAGTGGGAAGTTCAAGCAAGAAACATGATGCTTGAAGGAATTATTGAAATTGCACTTAAAGAAGATTACATTAATACTGCGGCGGATGCTCAAAGAATTGATCCAGATCCTGAACCACCAATGCCGGGTGAAGCTTATATAGACGGTCCGCTTTATGTGGATTGCTTTGAGAAGTATACTTATACTATTGTAAATATGAATCCCGCAGGTACTTGGAGTATTACAGAAACTAAATTAGCTACAATATTAAAACAGGAAGATGATACTATTGAAATAGGAATAACTTCTAAGAAGTCTGGAAAGCTACATATTAACTATAGTTATGAAGGAATAGATGTAACTTTAGAAGTTACTATTAGAAGTATTTAAGAGTTAAAAGGAGAAAGTTATGCACACAGATTTAAGGAATGAGATTAAAAATAGCTTTTACTCAATAGAGAAAGATATAATGACAATATTAACAAAGTTATTTGTTAATAATCCTAAAAAAGATGATCTTCTTAGACTCTTAATGATTAACAATAAAGATTGTTTAGATGACTTGGAAAATGAAGAGTATAAGAAAATTATATCAAGTGTTAATTTACGAACATTGCGCGAGCTTGGGTATATTAAATTAGAACCCAAGCTTGGCTTTGAGGAATTCCCAGAAGTAAAGAATCATATAGTTATTAGTTTTGATAATTATGTGCAAAATGCAACTAATCCGGAATTTAGAGATAATACAATTTCATTTGACATTATATGTCATACAGACTATTGGGACATCGGAAATTGTAGATTAAGACCTTTTAAAATAATGGGTATTATTGATGCAATGCTTAATAAATCTAAATTATCGGGTATAGGTACTCTTCAGTTCATAGGCGCGCAGGAGTTAATATTAAATCAAGAATTGTCGGGTTATACATTAACCTATGTGGCGATTCATGATGGAGATGACAGGAATCCACTAACCCCCGCAGAAATGGCTGAAGCAAATGGTCAATGAGACATTACTTACTTCTGGAGGAGATGTCCCATTTATAGAAGCTGGATTAATAGTTCATCAACCCACTTTAGAAGAAATTGGATATATAGGCGGGGAAACTGAATTCCGCTGGGGTTGTGAAGTATTAAATATATCAAAAGATTCATTAAGTGACGTGGACAAAAATGTTTTAGATACTTTGAATAATTTTGATATTTTTATGAAGTTAATGAATGACCATGATAAAAACATGAGTAATTTGCGTGAAAGTGCGATTCATGTGTTATCCATTTTATTTCCAAGCTATGAAATGACGATAGATAAAGACGCTCTTGTCTTTACTAAGGATTCTCAAATAAACTATATACGCAAAGACACTTTCCCTATATTTCAAAAAATACTTGTCGATATATGTTGTTTAAAGAATTCAGATAACGATAAACAAAGTTTTAATCCTAAGAGTAGGGTAGCTCAACAAATTGCGGAAAAGTTAAAGAAGGGTCGAGCACAGGCGGCACTTTCTAAAAAAAATAATAAAATTTCAATACTTTGTCGTTATGCGTCATGTTTAGCTATTGGTTTGAGAATTGACCTCAGAGTTATTATGAGGTATACAATTTTTCAAATCTACGATCAGTACAAGCGTTATCAGCTTTGGGAAATTAATGATTTCCATGCCAAAGCTAGATTAGCGGGAGTAACGGAGCTTGAAAATCCGGAAGACTGGAGACAAGATCTTCACCCGGATATAAAATAATTTTTATGGAGGACTTTATATGATAACTGATGAGCATAAGGGAATTCTATTTGCCGAGAGCGAATCTAGAACCTTGGTTGATTGGGTAAAATATTTCGATAATCAATATAGCTATAATACATTGTATAGTTTTTGTTATCGAAATAAATTAAAAACTAAACCTCGTTCTAAAGAAGAAATAAGCAAACAGCAATCACAGAATGCTAGAAAATGGAACATTAATCAAGATTATTTTAAAACTTGGTCTAGAAACATGGCTTATATGTTTGGCTTTTGGTGTGCAGATGGATGTATGTACAATGGTAGAGTGTTTGATATTACAGTGCAAAATAAAGACAAATATATTATTAAACAATTCGCTAAAGAATTAGGATATGAAGGACCTATATTAGATTATGTTGATAGACAAGCTTGTAGAATAAATTTTAGTTGTTATGTAATTTATAATGATTTAAAAGCACTTGGTGGAGAAGAGTGTAAAAGTAAAACTATAAAATTTCCAAATGTTCCAAAAGAATACTTAAGTGATTTTATTAGAGGCTATTTTGATGGTGATGGTTCAGTTTATGATGTACAAGGTGGACGCATTAATAGTGCTTTTACTTGTGCTAGTATGGATTTTTTAAATTCTTTATGGAATTTATTAAAAACTGAAGCTGGTATAGAAGGAGGCAGTTACGATCATACAAGCTATACTTTGAAATTTGGCAAGAAAGATTCTATAAAGCTTGCTCAGTTTATATATAAAGACGATCCAGAACTCTTTTTACTTAGAAAAAGAGAAAAATTTAACAAAATTTTATAGGAGGAAAAGACTTATGAAATATGGCATGAACCTCTCGTGCTAATATACCTTATCCTATTCATCATAGGGGTCAAAAATATTTTTGGCTATCGGGGGTAAAATCCCGAGTCATGGTGCTAAAATTAGCATCGCGATGTAGAGACTATAGTTTTAATCGACTAGTAGGATCGTTATTGATACACGATTCCAAACAGGTATAGAAACATCTAGAATGTTTTTGAGAGATAGTCCGTATTATATAATACGAAGAGAAATATGTAACGTAGTATTCAAGGCTAAGAATGACATGACTATTGGTACTGCTTCATTCGTTAAAGGTCAGCCTGTTCTATATATCGATACAGCTAAGACTTCAACTACTGAAGGCGCTGCTACAACTGTATATGCTACAGGTGGTCGTGGTAATACTCGTTTAATTGCTTGGGAAGGTGAGCGTACACTTACATTCAACGTAGAAGATGCTCTACTTAGCCCTATTAGCTTTGCAATGCTTTCTGGTGCTGGTGTTCTAAAGGGTGCTAGTGATAGCGTACAGTTAGTACACGTACATATGACAGCAAATGCTTACACAAATTATGATGCTACACAGAAAGGTTATATCGACCTTCAGGATGCATGTTTAACAAATGATATTATTTGTCCTACTGCTCCTATCTTTGTTGCATATACTGAAGTTGATGGTTCATTAACAGGTAGCCTTGTTGAGGGTCTTTCAGTTGGTACAACTGCTAATGCAACTCTTGGTCTTAAGGCTAATCAGTATCTTGTTAAGGCAGATGCAGTTTCAGGTTTCGGTGGAAAGCCTACTTTCGTAGATTTCTATGTAGAGAGATACTCAAAGAAGGTTAATGAAATTCAGATTGATGGTAATCACTTTGGTGGATACTTCTATGTTGAGGCTCAGACTCTTTGGAGAGATACTGATGGTGCTGACCATGCTGCTGAAATGACATTCCCTAACATTAAGATCCAGTCTAACTTCACATTCAACAACGCTGCTACTGGTGATCCTTCAACATTCACATTTACAATGGATGCATTCCCTGGATATACATGGTTTAATAAGACAAGAAAAGTTCTTCTTGCTATTCAGGTTATGGATGATATTGAAGATGCCGGTGCAGGTATGCAGGGTGTATTTGACCACAAAGCTGATGAAATAATCGATAATGATGCTTCAGCAACTGAATTCTTTGATGACAGTGTTCAGCCTGCTGGTTGATAATATTATAATTTAAGGGAACTTACTTAATGTAAGTTCCCTTTATTTTTTTATGCGGGAGGAGGTGCCGCGCGCATGAGTGCTTTAAGTGGCTACGTTCATGCTTTTAAAGGTAATTATAATAGATATGGTATAATTAGAAAACGTGATACAGACAGTAAATTAAATAATCAAGAAATATCTAGACAGACTGAATATTGGAGAGAAAAACAAGAAAAAATTAAGACTTTGTTTAAAGAAAAGACTAAAATGGCGAATAAAGAAGATGTTTTTGAACAAAATGCTGAAAATGAAATGTCTGGATTGTTAGGTTTTATGCAAAAAATGCAAGAAGCAAATATAAACCAATCAAATGAAAAGCAGTTAATTTTTCAAAAAACTTTAGGTGAAAGTTGGGAAGAGCTGATGAAGTTTTATGATATGGATTTATCTACTGGCTCAGTTAAATTAAAAACTATGGGCGTTAAAGGACTTCTATCAGAAAATATTGAAGTTTTAAAAAGATTAGCTACTAATAAGTTTTCAATGACTTGGGCGGGATCAACTTTAAAAACCAAAAAATTAAAAGATGGTAAAACATATTTAGATATGTCTCTCTTCTTTCGTCAAATGATTAAAAGTATTAGAGATTATTCAAATAAAATCCAAGAAAAATTAGCAAGAGGTTTTTCTAAAAAAGATTTGCAAGCTATGAGTGGAATTTATCGAGAGGTTGAAGAAAGTTTACAAAAAATTGAACAAAAAATGGCTTTACTAAACCAAAGAAAATTTGGTTATACTATAAACTCTCAGCTTATTGTTAATGGGAATAAAGCAAATCTTACAAATATAGATAAAGATATTAGAGCTATTGGTAAGGAATTGGTTGAAAATTATAATAAATTAAAAGTTCCTTCAGAAAGTCAAGTGCAAGGAGCTTTAATGGAAGCTATGACTTTTGTTTATTATTTAAATTTACAACAAGGTAGTAGATATGCAGTACAAGCTGTATATGATAATTTAGGAAAAGTTTTTACATCTGGTAATATAAAACTTGAAATGGATCCAGATATAGCGGCTCAATTAAAAGAAGTTCAAACCGGACATGCTGTTTTTTCTATCCAAGAAGGGATTGGTGAAAATATTGTAGACCAAATACAAAATGTGACTGTTGGGTATATTTATGATAGTCAACGAAAAGCTGATATTAGATTAAATCTTAATGTTCAAGAGGGGTCTGACAATATAAACCAACAAATAAAAAATCTTGGTGTTTCAATTAAAAGTTATAAAACTAAAAATATCCATATAGTTAATGGTACCAATTTATTTACATTACTTTTTGGTGGAAATTTTACTTATTCTGAAGCTTGGCATTTATTAAATATTTATGCAAGTTCAAATAAAACAAAAACTTCAGATGTAGAATCTTCAGATGAAAAGATAGAAGATGAAAATAGTTTTGCAAGTAGAATTAAAAATTTAAAAGTAATAGCAGGCGCTTCATTAGAAGCTATGATTTTATATTCTGGTCTTTCTGGAGCGGGAGTTGGTAAAGAGTTAGATAATGAAGCACAATATATTCTTTTAAATATAGCTACAAGCAAAAAAGCTCCTATATTAGTGAATATAGATAAGGTTATTAATACAATTTTAACTACTAATTCACTATATGGCAATATTGTTTATGATATAAATAAAAATAATCCTTCAGGAAATCCTTTTGCAAGTTTGGAATTAAATAATGATTATGTCCCGGTTGAGACAAATAATCCAGAAAGTCGTTATCATGCCGCAAGTAAGCGTGTAGCAAAAATTCTTTTAGATGCGCATAGTAAAAAAATCAGTGCAACCATACCAAGAGAATCTATAATGAAGGCTGCAAATTATTTGACATTTTAAAAAATTTTTGTTATACTATATATAGAAAAATAATAAAGGAGATAAAAGGTTATGAAATATGAAGAATTAGCTTTAAAAGCTATAAAAAATGAAAAACAACTTAAATACAAAAATGGTACAATTATCAATGTAAAGCAATATTTACCTATATCAGAAAAAATATCTTTAATAGATATTGCATTACAAAATTCTCTATATGATAACAAATATTATGATCCAGTATTATTAGAAATAATGGTAAATTTATATATAGTATTTTGTTATACAGATATAGAGTTTACCGAAGAAGAGAAATCTGATCCAGCAAGATTATATGATGAACTAATAACTAATGGATATTTAGGGACAATTTTAAATGCTATTCCAGAAGAAGAGTATAATGATCTATTAAAGTACCTTAATGAAAAGAAGGAAGTTGCGGAAAAGTATAAAGGATCTTTAATGGAAGCTATTACAACACTTGTAACAGAGTTTCCTAAAAGCGCCGAGGAAGCCCGCAATATTGTAGACAACTTTGATGTTGATAAATATGAAAATGTAGTAAATTTTGCCAAAGCTGTAAATAATGGTAATCTTCCTCAATAAAAGTTAGGACAAAATAATTAAATTTAAAGCCTTTGCTTTTGAATCTATATATAGACTAAAAAGCAAAGGCTTTTTTATTTTTATAAGAAGGAGGAACAAGGAATGGCTGGAAATTATATGGGTAATATGACTTTTGGTGTTAGTTTTGATACATCTAAAGGTATATCTCAATTAAAAGAAGTCCAACAGGCATTATCAAAAATTGGTACATTAACTACGAAAGATATAATGCCTTCGGGCAAATTTGATACAGCACAATTAAAAACGCAATTAAAAACTTTACAGACACAAGCTGCTAATATAGCGCAAGCTATGACCAATTCTTTTAATACAGCTATTGGTCAAATTGACATGAAAAAGTTTAATAGCCTTATCAGTCCAAATTATATGAATACTTTTTTGGGCAGATTAGCTCAAATTGGACCAACTGGCTATGCAACTTTTAATGATTTACAAAAGTCTTTAACTCAGACTAACGATAAACTAAAAGTCACTCATGGTTTTATGGATAAAATGATGACTACTTTTTCTAATACAGTTCGTTGGTCTATTGCTACTAAAGCTTTACAAACTATAACTGGGTCGATTCAAAAAGCTTTTTATTTTACAAAAGATTTGGATCAATCGTTAAATGATATTAGAATAGTAACTGGTAAAAGTGCAGATGAAATGGAGCGTTTTGCTAAACAAGCTACAAATGCGGCTCAAGCATTAGGTAAAACTACTACAGATTATACTAAAGCTAGTTTACTTTTCTATCAGCAAGGTTTAGGAGATAGAGAGGTTGCCGCACGTGCAGAAACTACTTTAAAGGCGGCAAATGTTACTGGTCAATCTGCTTCAGAAGTTTCAGAGCAATTAACAGCAGTTTGGAACGGTTATCGAGTTACTGCAGCTGAGACTGAAAAATATGTAGATAAGTTATCTGCTGTTGCAGCTAGTACGGCATCTAACCTAGAAGAATTATCAACAGGTATGTCTAAGGTTGCATCTGCCGCAAATATGATGGGCGTAGATATTGATCAATTAAATGCTCAATTATCAACTATCATATCTGTTACAAGACAGGCTCCTGAGACTATTGGTGCTGCATTAAAGACAGTTTATTCTCGTATGTCCACTATTCAAGCTGGAGGCATAGATGAAGAAGATGGAGCTACATTAACTTCTTATTCAGCTAAAATGGCTAATTTTGGTGTTAGCGTTTTAGATGCCAATGGGAAACTTCGTGATATGGGTGATGTTATTGAAGAAATTGGTAGTAAATGGGATACCTTTAGTCGTGAAGCACAAATTGGTTTAGCGCAAGCAATGGGTGGTACTAGACAGTATTCAAACTTAACTGCTCTATTTGAAAACTGGGATAAATATCAAGCAGCTTTAAAAGTATCTCAAGGTGCTGAAGGTACATTACAAAAGCAACAAGATATTTATATGGAATCTCTTGAAGCTCATTTTGAACAATTAACTGCGGAAGCTGAAAAACTATATCAAACTATTTTTGATGAAGATACTATAAAAGATTTTACAGATAGTTTAACAGGTCTTATTGGAACCATTAATGATATTATTAAGGGTTTTGGAGGAATGAAAAATGTAATTTTAATGGTAGGAACTTCATTGGCTTCTGCTTTTACTCCACAAATTAGCCAAGGCATAATGAATATAGCTACTTTTTTCCAAGCCCAAAGAGAAAAACGAGATTATGCTCAAGCTGGTATAGAGAAAGTTAATAATAATGCAGAGAATGCAAAAGTTTTTTATAATGCTAGAGAAAGAGAAATTAATTTAACACAATCACAACCATTAAGACAACAACAACAAAATCAGTTAAACTTCCAAAAAGAATTATCAGAAGAAATAAATAAAATTGAAAAAATTTATTATAGTTCTTATAAAACTTTATCAGAAGAACAACAAAATGCTTTAATAAATAAAAAGAAAGAACTTGAAGGTCTTCGTGATGAAGGTGTTGAAGTAGCCAAATTGGAAGAAGCTTATGCTAAAAAAGCTCAACGAGTTTTACAAAGTGATCAAATAACATCTGCAAATATTAAACAAAATACAAAACTAATTGATGAAGAGAGAGCGAAAGTAGAAGCATTTGGTAAAGCTATGACCGAAGCATCTTTATTAAAGACAGATATAAAGGGAATAAATCTTAGTCAATTACAAACTTTTAATTCAGTAGAAACAGCAAACCCAGAAGCAAAAAAAGATTTTGAAGGATTCCTTCAATTAGGTGCAAATAATTTTAATAATCTTAAAGATAAAAAAACGTATTCAGAAATGAATGACAATAATGAGTATATAGCTGCACAGTTAGCTAAAGATTTACAAAAGTTTCAACAAGAATTAGGAGATTTAACATATAAAGAAATTCAAAATCAATATGAAGATTTAATAAAACGTGTTGAAGATAGCCTTAAAAACCATCCAAATTCTAAAAGTTTAAATTCAATAAAAAATGAATTAGAAAAAGGTTATAAAAAACTTGATAATAGAATGTCACAATATGCAGCGAATGCTGTAGCTTCTAAAGAAAAAATAGCACAAAACATTGCACAAGCTATTGAAAAAACTCAAACAAGTTTTGGAGAGATTACAAATCGTTATGAAGAGATTAAAGAAAAATTACCAGAAGAAGTAAAAAATGAAATAGATAATGATATAAGTCAATTACAAAATTTACTAACAGGATTGCAAGATAAGGATAATGTATCCAATATGGATGGAGACGCAATCAATATAGAAATTGATAAAATTAATGCAATAAAAGCAAGGTTAAGACAAAATTTAGCTAATAATATTGGAGAATTAACTAAAACTTATGAAACTTTAGAGTCTGAAGGTGCTGCAATAAATCAGTTAAGCCAAAATGCAGAATATCAAAAGAAAGTAATTCAAAAAGATAGAACTGAAGAGAAAATAGCTCAACAGCAAAGACTTCAAGGGATTACACAAACTATTACTGGATTAAGTCGTTTAGCTTCATCTATTAATATGATATATAATATGTTTTCTAATTTAAGAGATATGAAACCACATGAAATGGCATTACAGTTTTTAATGGTGGCTCCAATGGTAATAAGTAGTTTATCTGCAATAAAAACTGGTATTACTGCTATAGGTACTGCAATTAATACTGCTATACCTATAATTGGTGTTATTGTAGTAGCTTTAGCTAGTATAATTACACTTTTTCAATTAATAAAAGATGCCGCTAAAGATGAATTAGCAGAATCATTAGAGAAGGCTAAGAGAAAAGCTGAAGAGTTAAAAGAAGAAACAGAAAAATGTAAAACTGCTTATGATAATTTAGTATCTGCTTTAAAAACATATAATGAATCTTTAAGTGTAATGGAAACTGCAAAGAAAGATAGTCAAGAATATGCAGATGCTTTAAAGGAAGCTAATGATCAAATTTTAGATTTAATTAGTAATAATGCAAAATTAGCCAAATATTTTACAAGAGATGCAAAAACTGGATTATTAACATTAAAACCAGAATATAGTCAAGAAAGTTTAGAAAAAATATTAAATGATGAATATTTATCTACACAAAGACAAAGTTATCAAGCAGATATTGTAGAAAGAGAGTTACAACAACAAAAAACAACAAGAGATGTGGCTAATTTGTTGACATATAGTGATTTTGATGCAAGTATATTAGTAAATAATAGCGCTTTTAAGGATAGTTCTGTACGAAACAAAGCAATAATACAAAATGGATTAAGTCTTTTTTCTATGCAAAATCCGATTGGAAAAGATTTTATAACAAATGCAGAAAAAACTGTATTATCAAATGTAATAACAAATGTTATTAATGCTTTCAATCAACCTCAAACAAAAGAAGAATTAGAAAAGCAAATAAATTCTGCTCTTTCTAAATTTGGTGCTTCTATTAATTTAACAGATGCAGATACCGTAGAAATAAATAAATTAATAGAACAACGTTTAGATAATGAAGCATTATATCAATTCCAAGCAAAAGAATCAACTAGATCTTATATGCAACAATATAATATTGGAGATTATAATAATCAATCAGCTGAAGTGCAAGGTGTAATTTCAAGTATCGTTGGAAAAACTTATAGTGATATTATGTCTATTGATATTATTCAACAAGCAATAAAAGTATATGAAGATTTTGCAACAAAAAATGATGAAGTTAAATCTCAATTAACTGCTTTTGCTAGGGAGTATGCTGAATCAAAAAATTATAATATTGAAATTAAAGATGATGGGAAAATTATATATACAGATTCAGAAGGAAAAGAAGTTGAAACAAAAGATCTTAAGGATTTTGCTACTGATGCTGCTGTTAGCTCATTAGAAAAAAGAATTACTGAATTAATTGAAAAATCATCTGAAGAAAAAATAAAAACAATTAATCGAATTGATGAAATTTCTCAAAAAA